AACAACAACAGTGTCAACCCTGATGGGCTGGCTTCCTGCTGTGGCTGCTGCTTTGAGCATTATATGGACTGTAATTAGAATCTTTGAGACTGACACTGTAAAAGGTTGGTTCAAGTTTAGAAAGTAAGATAGGCTAGTGTAACAATGGAGTACGTTGATTTAATTAGTTCCATTTGGCCCATCTTTGTAGGTTTCATTATCCTTGTCCTGACAATAGGTAGGCTCATGTCCCGTATGGACGTAGTGGAAGAGAAGGTTAAGACTTTGTTTGACTTGTGGAACAAGAAGAATGATTGATAAGCTCATAGGGCCTGTCACAGGCTTGCTAGACAAGTTTATACCTGATGCTGACACTAAGGCTAAGTTAGCCCATGAAGTCGCTACGATGGCTGAGGAACACGCTCAGGAGCTTGCTAAGGCCCAGCTTGAGGTCAACAAGGTTGAAGCAGCACACAAGTCACTATTTGTGGCAGGATGGAGACCAGCAGTAGGATGGGTATGTGTCTTAGGCATGTTTGGAAACTTTATTACCATCCCGTTTAGTAACTTTGTTTTGGCGTTGTTTGGTATAGACATAGTGATACCTCTGGTGCCTTTGGAGACAATGATGCCAGTGTTGATGGGTATGTTAGGCTTAGGTGTAATGAGAACTTACGAAAAGAAATCTGGAGTGTCTAAGTAATGGCTACGTATAGTTTTCAAAATTTAGTAGACAGATATAACAACTCATCAGCAGCTCAAGACTTTGGTGTATTTGCAACGTATGATCCAGCAACTAATACTTTTATTGAAGATGTAAGTTCTTTTGGTTTTACTGGAGACGCTGCGACTAAAACATACACACCTGAAGAGTTTATGGGGCGACTGGGGCTTGAGGGAGGTACGTTTGAGCCAAGTTTATCTGTAAGCCCTTACGAAGACGGTTCGGCAGCCAGTTCTTTTTATGGGAGTTTTCCAGACACTACAGAAGAAAGACAACCTTTAGGTTGGTGGGACGTAGAAGACCCTAAAGCTTACTTTGGTATCAAAGGTGAACGTACTGACGAGCAAAAAGATCTTGTTAGAAGGTTTAGACAGGAATGGTCTGGAGGGACTGGTGTAGGAGCTAGAGGTGGCGCTAATGCTATCAACGCTTTTATTGAAGGAAGTGTTACGGCAGACCAGTTAAGCTCTAACTGGGGTTCTGAAAATCTACAGGCTATTATCAAAGCCGGTGAGTTTTCTTCTGAGGCTTTTCAAGAGGGTGGTAACTTCGGGGAATATTTGAGGACTCAGTGGGAAAATGTGTCTGAGTTTATGGGTGGGACAGGAATAGGCCCAGACGGTTCTTTAGGTAGTCTTAGCACATCTCCTTCTCAAATAGCCGGTGACAAAGGTAGATTAAGTGCTGACGATTATGCACAACAAGCTTACTTAGACAACATAAGAGCTGCCGCTGAACAAGCAGGAATAGCTATAGATGTAGAAGGCCCAGCTAACTCAGTGTATGAGTTAAACTTAGGCCAGTACGATGACGTTCCTTTAGGGTCGTATCATACTGTAAGAGAGCCTGACAGTGTTGCCGAAATACTGTTTGAAGCTATTATTAAAACCGTTGTTATAGGCACTTTAACAGGCGCAATTGGAGCAGAATTACAAAATTTATCGGAAACTATAGGTGCTGCCGGTGAGTTAAAGAACCTATCAACAGGTTTAAGTATCTACGAAACTTCCGATACAGCAACTAATGTAGCTGCTATTTTAGACACTATCGGTGTTGGTTTACAGGGCTTAAACGCAGCTTCTATGTCTGCCGGTGGAGGAGGATTAGCAGGAGGTACGCTTTCTAATGTATTACAATACGCTGCTGATATTGCACCAGAGCTGTCTACTACGCAAGGCGTTTTAAACGGTTTAGATTTTATTTTAAATGTTTATAATTCAGGCCCAACACAGGCTGCTTTAGATGAAGCGGAAAACGCAGGTGCTCCTGATTCAGTAATAACGGAAGTACCTGAAGAAGAAGAAATAGTCTCCTTAGATGCTGATGAAGAGCTTATGGGAACTACTGAGGAAGTAGTTGAAGTGGTAGATGAAGGTGGTCAAACTACTGTTACTGAAACCATAGGAGAAGGAGAAGACTTTACTACTGCTCCTCTACCTGCTCCTGATACTTCTGCTGATACTGTTGAAGTAGAGGAAGTAGGTTATGAGGTTACAGAGCCTGAAGTAGACTTAGAATTAGATCCTATCCTACCGACACAACCAACAACCGAAGAAACTGGAGGTGGTGGAGGCCCTGACGGCTCTGGAGGTGCTGGAGGCCCTGACGGCTCTGGAGGTGCTGGAGGCCCTGACGGCTCTGGAGGTGCTGGAGGTGGTTCTGACAATGGCACTGCTGAATCAAAGCCATGGGTAGTTAGAAATGGGCCATGGGTTTATACAGGAGAAGGTGGGTATTGGGTTTTAATTGACCCAGATGTTTTAGCTCAAGAAGGTATTGTATCAGAGTCAAACGGTATTTCTCAAGTTTCTGAAGAAATTTACACAAATCCAGATAACTGGGTGGACGTTAAAGAAGACCCTAACTGGACTGAAGACGGTGACTATGTTTTTTCTTCCGGAGAGTTAGGCGATGTTACCGGTGGCGAAGCAGCAGAAGGAGATGTATCTGAAGAAGATGAACTTTCTTTAATAGACATCCTTAATACAAGCTCTTCTGAAAGTTTAAATCAAGTAATTAATTCGGTTATAAATGGTGACTTAGGTGACAATGGTGGCGATGGTGGCTTAGGTGACAATGGTGGCGATGGTGGCTTAGGTGACAATGGTGGCGATGGTGGCTTAGGTGACAATGGTGGCGATGGTGACGGTGGTGACGGAGACGGTGATGGAGACGGAGATGGAGACGGTGATGGAGATGGAGACGGTGATGGAGACGGAGACGGTGATGGAGACGGAGATGGAGACGGTGATGGAGATGGAGATGGAGACGGTGATGGAGATGGTGATGGAGATGGAGATGGTAGTGGTGGCGGTTTAGGTTTGTCAGGGGGAGGCATGTTATCTTTGGATTCTCCTTCTATTTTTAAAACTCCCTACAAGCCTTTATCTTACGAAACTGAGCTTTTAAAACCCAGACTGTTTGATTTTATAGACTATAATCCTTTTAGGAATAGAAGATGACGTATTTAGAATTAGTAAACGGAGTCCTACGGAGGCTTAGAGAAGACCAAGTTTCCGCAGTAGACCAAAACCCTTATTCACTTCTTATGGGTGATTTAGTTAATGACGCTAAAAGAATCGTTGAGGACGCTTGGGATTGGTCTGCTTTACGGACTACTTTAACTATCTCAACCACAGCGGACATCTTTAACTATGTGCTTGTAGGCAGTGGTAATAGGATTAAAATCATTGACGTTATTAACGATACGTCCAACTGGTTTATGACTTACAAAGACACTCACTGGATGGACAATGCTTTTCTAAACCAAACTCCCCCAAAGTCAAGCCCTACGTTCTACAACTTTAACGGTGTAGACTCCAACGGAGACACGCAGATAGATTTGTATCCTATTCCTAATGCAGTCTATACCATCCGTGTGAACTGCGTACAACGTAATCCAGACTTAAGTGCAGATACAGACAATCTTTTAATCCCTCACATGCCTGTACTACACATGGCGTTGGCTCTAGCAGCCAGAGAAAGAGGAGAAACTGGCGGCAGGTCAGCAGGAGAACTATTAGGATTTGCTCAGAATTACTTGTCCGATGCAATAGCTTTGGACGCTTATAAGCACCCAGAAGAAATGGTTTATAGGGCAGTCTAATATGGCTCAAGACAGACAAAATATAACGATTTCTGCTCCAGCCTTTAGGGGTCTTAATACTCAAGATTCTCCTATTACGCTGGACGCTTCCTATGCGTCAATTGCTGATAACTGTATTATTGACCAATATGGACGTATAGGCTCTCGTAAAGGTTTTACGGCTGTAACTACAAGCACAACACCCATAGACGGCAGTAACGGTATTGAGGTTATTAAAGAGTATATTAACCCCACTGGTAATAATGTTATTATCTCAGCGGGTAACAACAAGATATTTACTGGTACTTCTACTTTAACTGACGCTACCCCCGCAGCCTACACAATTACAGCTAACAACTGGAAGATGGTAAACTTTAATGACCATCTTTATATGTTTCAAAGAGGATACGAGCCTTTAATCTACTCTGATCATGCGGGTGTTGTAGAAAAAATGTCTTCCCATGCCCATGCTACAGGTACTCCACCACAAGCTAATGAAGTGTTAGCAGCCTTTGGTAGACTTTGGGTTGCAGACTTTTCCGCTGACAAGTCCACTATCTACTGGTCTGACTTGCTTAACGGCTCTGGATGGTCTGGAGGTTCCACAGGCTCTTTAGATATTAGTAAGGTATGGCCTAATGGTTTGGATGAGATTGTGGCTTTAGCCGCCCATAACGGATTCTTGATTATATTTGGTAAAAACTCCATTGTTGTCTATCAAGGGGCCACAGACCCATCTACAATGTCTTTAACGGACACCATAGCTAATGTTGGTTGTATTGACAGAGACACTGTTCAACCTACCGGTACTGACTTAGTATTTATGTCCAGTGAAGGCTTAAGAAGTTTTGGTAGGACTATACAAGAAAAGTCAATGCCCGTTAGGGACATCAGTAAGAATGTTCGTAATGATTTACTTTACATTAACACGCAACAAGTCAACAGCCCCCTAAGGTCTATATACAGCCCTGAGGAAGCTTTTTACTTATTGTCTTTCTCTGACTCAAAGTACGTTTACTGTTTTGATATGAGGACTGTTTTGGAGGATGGCTCCCATAGGGTTACTACATGGTCAGACACGACTCTGAGGGGCTTAGAGAGGCTACAGGACGGTACTCTGTACGTAGGCAACACTAACGGTATTGCTACTTACAGTAACTATCAGGATTACGGACAGTCTTATGATATGTCTTACTTTAGTAACCCGTTGTCCTTTGGGGACACATCACGGCTAAAAATTTTAAAAGAAATAATAATGACTTTCATAGGCGGTCAGGGAGCGCAAGTAGTTATTAACTGGGGTTACGACTATACTCAGGCGTATGCTAAACAGATTGTAACTATTGATTCTGGAAGTAAAACTGCATACTTCAATGTAAACGAGTACAACGTGTCTTCTTCAGAATACAGTGCTTCAATTATTGTGGACAGACCAAAGACTAAAACAACAGGTTCAGGGACGGTAGTAACCATAGGTATGGATGCTACTATTAATCAAAACGCTTTATCTTTGCAGGAAGTTAATATTCAAGCTTTAATAGGTAGGATGATCTAATGAGCAACTATACAAAGACTACAAACTTTACAGCCAAAGATACTCTTCCTACGGGCAACGCAGCGAAGATTATCAAAGGGGCTGACTTTGACACTGAGTTTGATGCGCTTGTTACGGCAGTAGCATCAAAAGCAGACACTAATAACCCAACTTTTACAGGCACCGTTACGATACCAACACTAACTGTTAGTGGTACGTTGACTGCTGGAACAATTACTGGAGGTACATACTAATGGCTCTTATTGATGATTTGTTAGGGCTTGGTTTTGATGTAAGTCAGTTTAAAAGTCTTTCCGATGAGCTTAAAGCTTTTGGTGAAACTGCACAAACTGGGATGGAAAACATAGGGACAACTGCTGCCAGTGAAATGCAGTTTAAACCTTTTACGGTAACTTCAGGAACAGGCACAGCAACAACTACTGCCGACGGTAGTACCGCATTAGCTTTATCTCCAGAACAACAAGCTTTACAGGATACGCTTTTTGGAGGTGCCGGTAATTTAGCTACACAGGCTACAGCAGCTTATGATCCTATTTATGAACAATTAGCTAGTCAAGCCTATGGCGGTGTCAGCGGTTTAATGTCTAATGCTCAACAGGCTGCTTTAGATGCTGGGTCTATGGACAGAGCAGCTAGAGAAGAACAAGTTTACGGACAGCTAAGAGCCTTACAATCGCCTGAAGAGGAAAGACAGCGGTTAGCCTTAGAAAACCGTATGGCTGCTCAAGGACGTTTAGGTACGCGCACAGCGCAGTTTGGGGGTACACCAGAGCAACTAGCAATGGCTAAGGCTCAAGCAGAAGCTCAGAACCAAGCGTCCCTTATGGCTATGCAACAATCAGGAGCTGAACAGCAACAAGCACTTCAAAGAGCCGCAGGGTTGCAAGGTTTAACTTCAGGTATGTTTGGAATGGGTACGCAAGCTAGAATGACCCCAAGACAAATACAGGCAGCGGACTTGCAAAACTTAGCTGGCATGATGCAATCCGGTTATGCTCCTGAATCTCAAATGCTTAACCAACTACAGGTAGGCACTAATATAGCATCTCTTGCTGATACAGCACGTAGACAAGCCGCTATGGAAAAAGCAGAGTCTTACGCATCAGGGCTTGACGCTAACTTACAAGCTCAAAGAATGAGAGCAGATTTATTGGCACAAACTATAGGCTCTGCTGGTAATGTTATTGGTGGAAGTGTAGGGGGTGGAGGCTTATTTAGTAGTATTTTAGGTGGAATAGATAGAGCTGGCGATGGTGGTAATTTAGATTTCTTACCTGATTGGTTAAGAAAATCACTTGGTCTATAAGCATAAGGATATATAAATAAAATGGCTAAATTATCGGAAAGTACATTACAAAGTATTAGAAACTTTGGTAGACAAGACCCCGCAGCTCCTGCTCGTAGACTAGCCCAAGCAGCTCCTCAGTATCAGCAAATGGGAACTACAGACCCATTGGCTCGTAGAGTAGGCAGTTTGTTTAGTAACTTAGGGGTAGACACAAGTTACATGCAGACAGCCCCTGAACGTATAGCTGCTGAGTCTAAAAATTTAGATATGTCTAAACCTGAAGAACTTGCAAAGTCTATGATTATCCGAGCACAGTATTTACAAGACCCTGTAGCACAACAGGCGCTTATATTGAAAGCTCAGGAAATCATGCAAGTAGAGCAAGAAAGAAAAGCACAACAAGCTGCGGCTTTACAACAGACTCAACAAAAAGAAATATTTATTAAGACATTAATATCTCAAGCTAATGAAGCTGGGCGCACAGATATAGCTCAAATGTTAGCAGGGGCTGGTATAAACATTGACGATAAAATACTACAAGAAACTGTTAAAGATCTTAGAGAAGTTAAAACTAAGCAAGTAGAAAAAGTCAACAGTCTTGCGGGTCGTAAGATACGTTACACACAAGCAGGATTGCCT